ATCCAGAGGGGGGTCTGATTTTTTTGAGACCCCCCCGCCCTGCCGTTAGACCTTTATAATTGTATCTGGAAAAATTTTCATGTAAATTCCCAGAACATTCAACGAAACAATCTCATCGATCGCATCGCTTATCGCTTGTTCTTGGTCAGCCTCACTCAAATCGTTTGATGAATTAACAATTCGCGCAAGGTAACCTGGTGTGTCGTACCCTTGTGCCCGATCAAAGGCAAACCACTCGTCGTAGTTAGTGTATGGATTCCATGGATTGTCCATAGTAGTGAGCATGTAGTCAGTGTTGTCTGGCATAGCACGCTCACTTCCCTTCACGTAGTAGCGCTGTGTTGAGCGTACTGACTGGTATGCCTAGAGATGCGGCTACTTCTGCTTGAGTGTAGCCAGCTGAAAGCCTAGCTTTAGCTACAGCAAGCACTGCTTTGGTAGCAACAGTAGCCTGCCTTGGTGTAGCCAGTTCCTTGACCTTGTCCAGGTTAGCGTGATCAAGGATCTGCCTTAGCTTGTGTGTGCTGATGGCTCCCGATTGTATGGCTTGCCACTCTCGATCACTGATCTCGATCTGCTGCTTGTGGGCACCGACCCGGTTACGTGCGGTCTGCAATGCACGGGCCTGGACCTTCTTTAGTTCATCGGGGTCCATTGTATGGCGATTCCCTTGAACGGTCCCAGATACGATACTGTTCGCTATCAACTGTGCTTGTCTTTCGAGGGGGGCGTTTTTTCTAGCAACGTTAAGCGCAGCGTCCAGTCTTGCGACTTCTTGAGCGTACGTCTTCGCTGCCGATGGTGAGTAGTTAAGCCCGCCAGTCTTCAACGATTCGAGCCTGGCTTGATTGCCGAGAGCTTTCATCGCATTAGAGTGAGCGGCATACACCTCTTCGATAGGCGTGCCAGATGATAGCTTCCTAGCGTCGGTCACTTCTGCTAGCTTGGTAGATCGCACAGTCTTGGGTACAATTTGACCTTTACGATCTATGGTGGTGCGGCCTGTAAGTTCACGTACCTTTTCGCCAGTGCGTGGATTGATGGGCCCACCACTTCTGAAAGGGCGAGGCCTGAACTCAGGAACTCGCTTCTCAGAACTAGCTCTTGAGACAATGGTAGAAGCGCCTTGGAGTTTGCCTGTCTTTGGGCTCTTGCCTTGATACTTCTCTTTAAGCGCGGCTATTCCATTGTCTATATAGGACTGCTTGTGATCTAGCTCATGCTTCACCGCATCGATGACTACCATGGAGTGACGCACTGCCTGAGCGATCTCCTCAGGACGAGCGCCTTTGATAGTCATGTCTGTGATGAGATTAGACACATCGCCCATCTTTTGCTGCTTAGCTCTCTCACTCAACACCTTCATGCCTGGATACTTCGGGTATGCGATCTGAGGATCGAAGTGTTGCAGTTCAGCAAGAGGCGCTGACGTTCTCAAAGCACGGTGACTGTTGGGGATGACAAGCACTGCGTCACCATCAAAGTCGGCGCCTGAGAGACGCTTAGCTGTATTAGGGTGAATGCCTACCGCATCAAGAGCACTAGAGGTGATTGATCTGCGGCCTTCAACATTCCTGTTGTTGACTGTAAGCTCAGGGATCTCGAAGATGCCGCCATGCGGATGCCGGATCAAGGCGACCTTCTCGCCGTTGTGGTATTTAGGAGCATAGATCTCGTGCTCTTTCAATGACGTCAACGGAAGAATGACATGAGTTCCCTGACGAGGCAGAGCGGCAGCCTTGAGATGTACGGCAGCAGCATCGGCCTCATCACCGAACGTTACGAGCAGCTTATGCTTGATGACCGGATTGGTAAGGCGGAGGATGTCATCTAGCGCAGCTTTCTTGTCGCCGAGAGCATAACCCAGCTGTCGTTGTGCTAGGGCGACTGGCTGCTTGGACAGGATCTGAGAAGACAGCGATGGACGCCATTCTCTCCAGTTCCCTTCCTCATTGACGATGTTCATTACCGATTGATGAAGTTTGCCATCTTTCCCGATGTATTCCCGTTGGTGACGGATCATCGTGGTCCATGGCTCTTTCTCATCTTTCGCAGCCTTCAAGGCATCCATCTTATTGCCCGTGTTTGGCTTGTTGGTATGGAACAGCAGATCTACTCCGTGAGGCAGATCATGCTTGTATACCGCCATGCCTTTCATGTAATGTGTGCTGTCAACGGCGATCCGGACTTGAGCGTACCGGGCTTTACCCAGTGAGATGTCCGGCACACCGGGACGAACATAGATCACGCCGTCTGCATTCTCACCACCTTCACCAGCATGCCGTACAGCGATGCGGCTAGATGAGATAGACACAGGCGGTTTAATCGCCACCATGCTATGGCCACCATCATTGCTGTATGCGGCGATGGTTTTGATCTTGGTGCCATCAATGAAAACTTTCTCTGATCCTGGCGGCCCAAGAACCTTGACCGTGGTCTTGCCCTTGCCGAACTGCTGAGGAACCTGGATGTTGCGGACTACATAGCCCTGTTCTTTCAGCATGGCAACTGCGGTAGCTAGCCGAGTGCCACTGATGCCGAGATGATTCTCAGTTCCCTTGCCAATGTCCAGGTAACCGCCAGCATCCACTTCACTCTTGAGCCGGCCCGACACAGTCTCGAGAACACTGCGCTGAGCTTTAAGCGCTGGATTGAGCAGAGCACGGACAGAAGATTCGTTGACGCCCATTTGTTGCCCGATAGCCACATTCGACATGCCTTTTGAATGCAGCCGGTACGCTTGATCAGCATCAGCCTGGCGCTTTGCCGCCCTGGCAATCCCGATCTTTGCCCGCAACTCAGTAGTCGAGCTCATGCCCAGGCCTCTGGCGATCTGAGGCTCAGTCATTCCCTGGCTCTTGAGATGCTGGATCTGTGCTAGCAGATCTCGGTTTCCTCGTTGATGAGGATCTTCTCCTGACCCCCATGGATAACGCCCTGAGTGACGAGGAGTGCCGTAATGCCGAAGCTCATCTTCCGTGGCAACTCGCTCACCCACTTCATCCATTAACCTACCCCTCCGCCTTGAGTAGTTCGATGCGCCGGTCGAATGTGATTATCGTGCTCATGATGTGGGCGATGACGTCTACATCAGGAATGTAGATCTGAATCTCGTCATCTTGGTAGATCCTGAGCTCAATCTCGATCTCACCAGGCTTCCGGCCATACTCCAGGCAGAACAGTGCAGCGTAAACTTCTAGCTGGTGTATCGACCCTGGAATGACGCCGGTTTTGAGATCATGGATTCTCAGAAGCTTCCCGTTGAAACTGATTGTGTCTGTGGTGCCATAGCAATTATCTGAGTACCAGAGAATCTGCTCCTGGCTCATCCGGTAACCGATCGCATCGTTCACGTATGTGTTCAAGGTTTGCTGATTACGGGGTAGCCGTATTCCCAGCCGTATCGCTTCATGGGCGAATGCGTGCAGTTCGACACCTCGCTGTGCGGCCTGGGCGTTGTGATAGACCGCGTCTAGCTTCTCAGCGTCGTAGTTGATCCAGTGATACTTGCTAGGGCTTAGCAGGGCGTGTTGGCCTGCGAGCCGTGAATGCGAGTTGAAGATCATCGAGGATCGTGTCCTTGTTTTCAGGATAGATGAAAGCCGCGAATGACATCCTGGACATGATTCGAACATAATGCATCTGTGACGCCGTTCTCGTGGCGTCCTGACTGTCCTTGCATTCTAGCGCGGCCCATTTGTTTTTCCACAAGAGAAGGATGTCCGGTATCCCTTGAAGATACGCGGAGTCGTTCTTCAGGATAATGCAGCCCGGAAACATCTTACGGAGCTCTCTGATCAGCCCCGCCTGGAACTTGCTCTCGGCCACTAGTGAGTGATGCCAAGCAATGTGACAGTGACCCTCTTGTTCGCCAGCGGGACGAGGCCCTTGAAGACACGGACCCGGACGGTCTTGTCGCCGGTGACTTCGGTCGAAGCGGTGGCCATGAGACCGCCGTTGACAGTGGCCAGAACCTGATCGATGTTGCTGTCGAAGTCGTAGTTGAAGTAACCGTTGCTGCCAGTAGTCACGCTCACATCGACGGACTGAAGCGTGAGACTGGATGAAGCCGCGGCCTGTACGTTGGCAGTATCCGCTTCGACGTTCGCGGTCTGCGCCTTGGTCTTACTCTCGGCCATGAGCTCGCTACCCTTCGTAAAAGTTGAGAGAACATGCTCGGTTGAGCATGCATATGTTACGTCTCCTTCTATTAAACACCGTGTTTTGCTTGCGAATCCGAAGATGGGTCAGGCAAACGATCGATCGCATCAGCTAGGGATCTAAGTGCTCGTGCCACTATCGATGGCTGAGCAGAAAACCCGGTCTCTCTTGGCTCAGCGCCAGGGCCGTCGCCGATTGTTATATCGACACTGATGTTACCGAATCGATCCATTTGCTTACTGAAGTCGTGTTGTGAGTACATTTGTCCCCTTCTTGAAGCTTCTTGCCGGACAAAAACTAGTGAGACACTTTTTTACAACTCCTTTATATATTTACACTCTTTTTCTTCTTCTTCTTAAGGAAAAAAAACGTTTTTGTCCGGCATAACGTCCCTGCCAGGCACAACAGCCCGGACAAAAAGTTTCCAGCGGACAGAAATTTCCGTCGTAACCAGACAAATCTCCTACCAATGAGCCTCCTTCGCCCATTGCTTCTCATTGAAGTTGCGCTTGCCGGACAAATTTGTCGCAATCCCGATGTCCAGCGGAGCGCCTGATTTGAGCGTGTAATACCACAGATCCGTGTACGGCGTGCCCAGTCTGTCGATCCTTCCTTTGGCCTGAGCCGTCATCCGGTAGGAGTAACTCAGGGAGTAGAAGACGATCGTGTCGGTGGTGAAGCAGTTCCATCCTTCACTGCCGCTGGCATACTGGACTAGATAGGCCCATTCCGGTCCTTCCGGGATCGGGTCATGACGATGTCCATTCCATTCGGCAGTTTTGACATCCAGTGCCCGGAGAAGCTCAAGTTCGTAATCGAAGGAGTAGAAGACGATGAGCCTTGGATGCTCGATGAGGAGGTTACGTATTTGAAGCAACCGCCCAGGGCCGGTGTTGACGCATCTCCGTAGTAGCGAAAGACATTCAGAAATGTTACGAACCGGGCGGGATTCAGCCTCGTTCCATCTGCGCTTCCATATGACATCATATGCTTCCTTGTCGTAGTCGACGAAGACGTCAATCTCGTGACGTATCGTGTGCTTCTCGTACGGCATCTCGACCATGACGTCGATCAAGTGCTGCACGAGCTTCTTTGTATTCAGAAAAGCCTTTACCTTCGGGAATTTCGCCCAGCTGTCGAAAACAACATGCTCGTTCAGGAACTCCGTCCTGTTCCGGTAGAAGCCATTTGCCACGAATACAGGGATGTAGTCCATCCAGGTATCGCCAGGGGTAGCACTCAGCAACACCCATGAGTTCTTCTTGGTGATCTTGAGAAAGCTTTTCACCCATGCCCCGGATCCCACTACTCTCTGCTCGTCGAAGATGAAGAACGCGCCTTCTATGTCTTCGTATTTGCGTATGTTGTTCCACGAGTCCACTTCAGGGAAAATGCTCAGCAGCCGCCCCTCTGCCTCCCAGTCCCCTGAGTCCCGTTTCTTGCCGGTGGTGATGACGATGAGGCGCCCAGGATTCTCACAGTCATCGTAATACGCCAAAGCGGCTATCGATTTGCCAGTTCCCACGCCCCCTTTCAAGATACACCCGTTGTGCATCTCTGAGACGGCCTTCTCCTGGTGCGGGAGCAGCAGTCCCATACCTGATCCTTCCGAAAAACGATAGAGCGTGTACGGCCCGCTCAGAGCCGTATAGAGCTACTCCGTGCGAGGACTTGCCGTGCTGCCGAGTGAGCCAAACGGCTGGCCATCAGCACGGTAGTATCCTCTGCGTTGCAGCCCCATATTCAGTTATGTAGCCGTTTTTTAGGAGCATTAATATCCGGTCGC